AGCATATTGTTACCCCACGTAGCCACTCTGGTAACTGCGCTTACTATACTGTTCCAGATTTTAGCAGGCGTTTCTTTCACAATCGTTACAATGTTCGTAAGCATTGTGTTCATTACTTCTTTGGCTTTGGTCTGCATATTTGCGCCCCACGTAGCCACTCTGGTTACTGCGCTTACTATACTGTTCCAGATTTTCTGCGGCAGCTCCTTAACAATATCTATAACTTTCGTTACAAAACCTGTTATAACTGTGCCGCCTTTTTCCTGCATATTTGCGCCCCACTCTGCTATTTTCTCAACGCCCGCAGCGATTGCCTGCGGTATCAGAGTAGGTAGCTCTTTTATTTTATTTATGATTGTCATTACCAGCTTGCCTGCCGCCGTCAAAATCTTAGGCAGCCCCGTAATCAGTCCTGTTACAATGGCTGCTATAATCTGCGGTATGGCTGCGATTAAAAGCGGTATTGCATCTATGATGCCGTCAATCAATGCAACTATAATATCGCCCGCACTTTCGATAATAAGCGGTATGCCCTCAACCAGTGCATTTATGATAGCCGTTATGATTTCCGGCAGTGCCTCAATCAGTACAGGCAGCGCTGCTACCAGCCCCTGTGCCAGCCCCGTAAGCAGCTGTAATGCTGCTGTAATCAGCAACGGTATATTTTCTATCAGCATGGTTACAATGTTCGTAACCACCGTTACGATTGTTGGCAGCAATGTAGGTAACGCTTGCGCGATACCTTGCGCCAATTCCGTAATAATCTGTACGCCTGCCTCTAAAAGCTGCGGTAATATAGTAAGCAGCGTATCTATGATTGTCGGTATAATCTGCCCGATTATGCTTATCATTTCCGGCAGCATTCCAACCAGCGTATTAAGCAAGTCCTGTACGCCGCTCATTAAAGGCGGTAATAACTCCTGTATAACCTGTGGTATATACGTTGCAAGCTGCTCTACGATTTCTCCCAGTCCGCTTACCAGCCTCGGCACTGTTTCTATTACCCTCGGTGCTATATTCCCTACCACTGTTACAATACTGTCTACCAGATTGCTTGTAAGCTGTGAGAAATTCGCCTCGCTGTCTGCCATTCCAGCTACCCAGTTGTCCCACGCTGAACTCATAGAACTAACCGAACCCTCTATTGTTGTACTTGCCTCTTTTGCCGTTGTCCCTGTTATGCCCATTTCCGTCTGTACGACGTGAATAGCGTCTACAACGTCTGAATATGATGAAATATCATACTTAATGCCGGATAGCTTGCTTGCATCATCAAGCAGTCGCTGCATTTCCTCTTTTGTACCGCCATATCCCAGTTTTAAGTTATCCAGCATGGTATAATTCTGCTTTGCAAAACCGTTATAGGCGTTCTGTATAAGCGATATATCAGTACCCATTTTATTTGCATTGTCTGACATATCCGTAATTGCCACGTTTGCCTTTTCTGCTGCCGCTGCCGTGTCATTATTCATACTGGCAAGCAGCGAAGCTGAAAAGCTGGTAACTGTTTCCATGTACTCATTTGCAGACATTCCAGCTGTTTTATATGCGTCGTTTGCATAACCAACAACCGTATCAGACGACGTTTTGAAAAGAGTTTCTACACCGCCTACAAGCTGTTCCTGTGCTGCGTATCCCTCTATCGCTTTTGTGGTAAGCGCTCCTATGGCTGTTGCCGCTCCCGCAACTGCTGCCGCCGTCGCCGCTGCTGCTGCTTTAAGCGCTGTACCCATTCCGCTTAGCACGCTTGTAAATCCAGAAAATTTTCCCTTTGCGTCGTCTGCCTGTTCCCCGCTGTCTTTTATTTCCTTTCCCATTTCGTCAGCGGCTTTTTCTGCTTTTTCCATTTCGTCAGTCGTTTTGCCTAATTCCTGCTCTGTCTTTACAAGCGCTGCTTTCTGGTAATTTAACTGGGTTTCAAGTTTTTTACTTTCTTCGCTATTGTCTCCTGTTGCCTTGCGGCATTTTTCTAAAGCCGCCTCGGTTTCTTTTACCTTTTTTGCCTGCTCGTCGTATGTTTTCTGTAGTACCGCCTGCTTTGCTTTCAGCGCATCTACGCTGCTTGCATTGTCCTTATATTCAGCCGTTACAAGTTTCATTTCAGAATTAAGCACTTTAAGGGTGCTGTTAATTTCCTTGCAGGCTGCTTTATACTCTGCCTCTCCGTCAAAACTTAACCTTGTTTTGACGTTCTGCGTCTTATCTGCCATAATTAAAAGCCCCCTAACGCTATGTCTATATCGTCCATGTTTTCTGTAGCTGCTGGTGTTCCCGCCTGTTCCTGTCGGAAAATGTGCGGGTTATATTCCTTGTGATATTTAAACAGTGTCGTTATCTGGTATGGTGTTTTTCTCCATGCCTCACGTTCCCTGTATCTCAAAAGCACTACTGCAATATACAAAAGCCGTGCAGTATCTAATTTTCCTGCACGGCTGCCCTGTTTCCCTCTTCTGTTGTTTCTTCTCCGTCGTTTTCGTTCTCTGTGTCGCTGTTGTCTCCCGCAGTTCCTCTGTAGAACGATTTAAAAATAGCGCTCTGTACTTCCTGCAAATTTCCTGCGTGTATCAGTCTGCCTACCCTCTTCTCTTCAAGCAGCTGGGCGTTTTCGTCCTCTGCTAAAAGTGCCTCGTTAATAAGCAGCGTAAGTAACCACCTTGTATCTTTAAAAAGGTTTGGGTTATCTTTATTGAATACCTCACTTAATTTGTCGTAGCCCCCAAACTTTTCCTGTACTTCGTCTAATGCGTTCAGCGAAAAAAGTAAACCATATTCTTTGCCGTTCAGCTCTACGGGAAAAGCCCCGCTCTTTAATGCTCCCATGATATAAAATTAAGGCGCAGCCCATGCTACGCCTCTCTCCTTTCCTGTTTTATACACTTTCCATTGCTGCTGCCTTTTCCGGCACTGCTGTAAACCACGTTTTAGCCGCTGCGCTTTCCTCTGTTCCCACAAAGTCTGCTTTCCACAAGTTATCTTTCTTTCTTGTTGTAAAAGATGCCTCAATGTCCGGCGTGTTAAACTTGATACTCTCGCCCTTTGTTTCGTACTTTTCAGACGGTACTTTAAATTTTGCTTTAAGCAGCCATACGTAACGGTATTTACCACCCGTTTTCTTAGCTCTGAACCCTACAGCAACATACGGCGGCTCGTCCTCTTTTCCCGCCCATACTACGCTGTTCTTATCTACTGCCTGTCCCAGCAGCTCTGCCAGCACTTCCGGCGTAAGGTCTTTAATTCCCAGCTTAAGCGTTCCGCTTGCAAACTCCGTGACGCTCTCGCTTAATGTGTCGTCTGCATACAAGCTGCCGTCTGCTGTCTTTACGGATAAATCGGCGCTCATTGCCTCTGCCATTTTCTTAGGTGTCCCGTAGCTCTCTGCTCCGTCTGCCTCTGTGCATACGGCGTAATATAAATCTTTCAGTCCCAGTGTCATTGTTTAATCACTCCTCTTTCAAAATCTCGACTGTGATAGGCACTAACCAGTACCCCGTTTCTGTTTCGTAGCTTTCTGCGTCTATGCTGTTGATATAAACGCCTGCTGCTTTCAATACCTCTTTTGTCTTATCAAGCTGCGCCTCAAAATCGCCCTTATGGAAAAGCGTAACTCTATACATTTCCCTGCGCTCTTTCTCTTCGTCGTCTGCATTTACCGCAGGCGTACCCAGCAGCCGCAGAAACGTATAATATGCGTCTGGCTTATCCCGTCCAGTGTAAACGCCTCTCTGGGCTGGCAACCCTGCGCTTTCTAAAATCTCCTGTATACTCATTCGCCTGTTTCACTCTCCCATATACTGCGCTGTGCCTCTACTACCTTTTCGTGCGCCTTTTCGTTTGCCACTGTCATATAAGGGCGTGCAGCGTGGCTACTTGTGCCGTACTCTGCCACAAAGCCGATTGTTGCATAGCGCACCTTGCTTTTATCTCCTTTTCTGTCGTTTCCATGCTTTGCCCGTCCCTGTGGGTATATCTCTACGTATTTCTCCGTATCGTCGCCCTTTACGTCCGTAGCTTTTATGGAATTGATAAAACCGCCCGTTTCATTCAGTCCCATTGCCTGTGCCTCTGCTCTCTGTGCCTCTATCAGCACATCAGCACCAGCTTTAAGCATTTTGGGGACTGCCTCAACTGTAGCCGCCTCTCTCCGGCTGAAAGCGTCTATAATATCTTCCAGCCCGACTGTGTTAAACTCTCCCATGCTTACACCTCGTTTCTGTGGCGTAAATCTGTAAGCGTAAGTACGCCATATATGCAATAATCGCAGATGCAAATAAACTTTTTCCGTTTTTTCTGCCAATTACAATAAAAATTTCACGGAAAATACGTATTTTTTCTGCGTCCTGTATGCCAAAAATAACAGAAACTATGGCTTTCTGCCATAGCTCCAACTTGATTAAATCATTACGTCCCTTGCTGTGGTGGCAAAAGTTCTCTATGAACCGTATAGCCTTATTCGCAGCCTTTGCATTAAAAAAATACTCCTGCTTTTGCAGCCCATTTATAATGATTTCGTATATTTTCTTTATCCATTTTCCCGCTATGATTTCGCCGCTTGTAATCTTTGCGTGGTACTCATAGATATAATTTCGATAAGGCGGCAATATTGCTTACTCTTCCCGCAAAGCCGCCAGCCTGCTTGTCTTTCGTTTCGCAGCTGGTACTAATTCCGTAAGCTGCTTAATCACTGCTGCATAGTTCTTACTAAGCGCTATGTAGGTTTCTGCCTCTGGGCTTTTCTTTGTTCCCCACTGGTTCTGCCCGTTCTGGTACTCACTCGTCCAGCCGTCTTTTTCAAGTTTCGCCTGCAAGTCGTCCAGCTCAACGCTCATAAATGCAGCCTTTTCTATCAGCGGCGTTACTAATTTTCTTTTGTTTTCGTCTAAGTCCTTGAAAATTCCCTTAAGTCTGGTCTTTTCGGTCTTTATCCTCTGTTCTTTGGTTTTCTCTTTCTTTGTTGCCATTCCTTTACCCCGCTTTCCATTCCTGCGCCGCACCACACCCCCTACACCACCCGTGCGCACGCCCGTAGGGTAATTTTAGGGTATCCCCCTCGGTATTCGCCCCCTTTAATTATTTTTCTGATATGGGGGGAGTATGCCGCCGTTCTCGTCGAACTGATACCGCTTATGCCTCTCCTGTTTGTGGTGTTCCTTGTTGTGGCAGTCTTGGCACAACGCCTCTAAGTTATCCCAGCACAACGTAACGCTTATGTCGTTTATGTTCTCTCTGTTAAGCCAGCGCTTATGATGCACTATCTTTGCGGGCTGCCCGCAGCGTTCACAAATATAATCTTGTGACATTAAATAAGCGGCTCTGGTTTTTTCCCATGCCGCTGATAAATAAAAACTCTTAGCCCATGCTTTCATACTGTCCCCTCTCTTTCTTCATTCCCCAGCGCCCTAAGTTTCATGCGCTGGGCGGAGGCTAAAGAATGAATAGAAAAAGAGTAGGCAACTGCTGCCGCACATGGCTTAAGCTATCGCCTACTCATTTCATGCTACCATTGTATCTCTTTTGTTTTCCCATGTAAACACCACGTTTTTACCACGATATTACCCGCTGCTGCTCTGTTATCATTTCTCTTACTGGCACGCCTGCTGCTCTTAGCTGCTCGTATATACTCCTTATCTCGTGCCTAAACCAGCCTGCATACTGCATGGGTACTGGCTGATATTGCCGCCCCATAAATGGGTTATCCGCATACGCTGCCACCTGCGAAAACTCATATAGCAGCAGTGGCTTACTCTGGTCTAATAATAGCCGCAATATATATGCTGTCGTTCTTCCGTGTAGCCGTCCCTCTGGCGGCTGCCATATCCCAGTTATAATATATAACCTCTGCCACTCGTAAAGCTCAAATCCTAACGCCTGCTCTATATGCTTTCCTCTCCTGCTTTTCCTGTCGTTTCAGTTCCGTTATTGCAGCCTTTGCCTGTTTCTGCATCAGCTCTGTTAATTCGCTTTCATGCAGCTGTACCCAGCTTTCAGCCTCTGGCGGCATTTCTACCCCTGCCGCCGCTGTTGTCTTTGTTTCTTCCTGCTCCATGTTCTGTACCTCGCTTTCTGTTAATTAAACGGTAGCTCTTCGTCTGCTCCCTCTGGGATATTCATAAACCCGTCACTCTCCGGCAGCTGCTGCCCTCTCGCCTCTGCCTCTGCTTTGCTCTCTCCAAAGCCTACGCTATTTGCCACAACCTCTGTGTAATATACCTTACTGCCCGTGCGCTGGCTCTCGTAGCTGCCTGTTTTAATCTTGCCAGTAACCTCTACCCTGCTGCCTTTGCTTAACCATTTCTGCGCCCATTCCGCAGTACGTCCGAAACACTTAATATTTATAAAATCTGTGTCTTTCCCGTCGTCTACTGCAAGCGTAAAGCGGGTAATAGCTGTGCTATTGTCCTGCCCGCCATATCTAAGCTCTGGCTCTCTTGTAAGCCTCCCTGTAAGTGATACGTTATTCATTCTCTCTGCCCCTCTCTTCCAGTTTGTCCAGTTTTGAAAATATAGCCAGCAATTCCAGTGCTATAATTCCCAGTAAAATATTAGTCATTTTCTACCGCCTCGCTTTCTTCTCTCAATCCTGCTGCCATATTGCTAAACGCCGCTGCTACGTTCTCGCATAATGTCGCCAGTGCTGGCTTTATACTCTGCGCCCAGCGGTTAATAGCTGCCGTCAATGTTTCTGCTGCTGTTGGCAAGGTTTTATTTATCTGTCTTGCCATTTTTCTTGCAAGCCTGCGCTGTTTTCGCTTGTCCAGCTCTAACGGCGGGTTTACTCCATGTTTTTTCTTGTAGTTCTTTTTCCACTGTCTGTATTTCACTGCTTACGCCCTTTCTCCATATCGCATACGGCAATATCCATACTGGCGCTGTTATTATCAACACCGCTTTTGCTGTGCATATCGTCACAAATACTGCTACGTCTACTGCTGCCTGTCCAATTTCTTCCACTGCATCTACTATGCCGTCCATATACTCAAACATTTACTACCCCGTTTTCCTGCTTAATCTCAATATTTCTGCCGCCTCGCTGCTTTATGATTGCCTCTACGTGCAAGTATGCAGGCAGCATAACCACGCTGCCTGTTCGTAACTGATATTCTACGCCTTTCCGCATCTTCTCGTATTGCTCTGCCTTGCAAAATGCCGTACAACCCAGAATAATTGTAAATACCTGTGCTTTCTTCTTTTTCCGCTGCCGTCTATTCATGTTCTGCCCCGCTTTCCGTGTCCGTTTCGGACACCTTACCTGTATAGTCTGTTACTCTGATACCCAGAATACAGTAGCCCTCTGTAAGCCCTGTATAATCTTCCAGCATATAAATAATATCTGCATCAATCGTGCGCCCTGTGTGCTTACCGTCCTTAAATTCCAGCATTTTAAGGCTGTCGCCCTGTTTGTATCCTCTGTCATTCTTCCGCAGCTCAAAGCTCTTTTTCCCGCTTATTACGTCCTCGTAATAAGATGCCACTATCTTTAATTCATGTTGCTTATGCTCTATATTCCCCTCGCTTGGCAGATGCTCCATTTTTTCTGTGTCTGCCCGCTCCTGCAATTTTTTCTTTGTCTGGCGGTCTATAGCGTCCTGCTCTTCGCTGTATCGCTGTTCGTCTGTCTTTTCAGCCTCTGCCTTATTTATGTACTGGTCGCATTTCTGGCACGTTCCCGTTTTTACGTTACAGTCCTTGTATTTCTGGCAGGAATAGCACAAAGATGTTATGCTTTCTGGGTGCGGTGTTTCGTAATCGTCCCCCGCCTTTTTCTCTGCTACCTTTTCCGCTATTTCCTTTGCCCTCACATTTTCGCCCGCTGCTGCTTTTTTCGCTATTTCTTTCTGCTCGTCCTCGTCCAGCTTGGCTGCCTCGTATGCAGCAGTGATACCTAAATTACCCTCTTTCAGCTGCTCTTTAATCTCCGGCGTGGCGTTGTTGTTGATTGCGTCCATTCTGGCTACGTTTGTGCTGCTCTCATTTATCATAGCCGCCACTAAATCACGCATTTTGCCCTGTATCTCTAAGCCGTCCTCTTCCTTGGCTCTGATAAGCGCCGCTTTGGTACGCTCTACTAATCTGGTTTTTTCATAGGCTGTAAGTTCCTGCGTATATCCGTTGCCAGCCAATAAGCGCAGCTCATACATTGCCTCGCTCATGTCCATAAAGCGGTAAAGCACTTTCTCATACTCTTTATGCCCCCGCTCTAAGTTCAAAATATTTGCCGCATTACGTCTGTGTCCGTCGATTATACGGTATTCCCCGTTTACTCTCGCCAATACTGTAGGCTGTTCCTGTCCTACGTGTAAAAAGCTGTCTGCCAGCTCTTCTATGTTCTCTAATCTCTGGTGCGTATTCTCCTGCGCTGCCTTTACCTCGTAAGGGCTTAAATAAATCTCTTTGTATCCCTCTGTCTGTGCCTGCTGCCCTGCTGCTTTCGTCTTTGCGTTCAGAATGTTATTGATACCAAACTTTGCCATTTTCTTAGCCTCTCTTTCCCTAAATGTATCTAAAATAAATCAAATATATTTTCTGTTCATAGGTTAAGCCGTCGTCATAAAGCATACGGTTAAACTCATTTTCTGATAAAGCCCGCACTTTGCTTTTTAATCTATGCAGAAAAAGCCAGATGCTAAAAACCATTTCAAGAGCTGTCATAATCTACCTCGCTTTCTCAATCCTTTGTTTTTTCTTACACTGTCCCATTACTCCGTTGCACATTTCGCACGTTCTCCAATGCTCGCAAGCGTCGCTTTGCGGGCATTTCTTCCCTGCATATCTGCTGCCCCAGTTCCAGCACTCCGTACCGCCAGTCCTGCTGCAATGCCAGTAAGCGCATACTCTCTCTTTATGTGCCACGCTTGCTACCTCGCTTTCCCTGTATACGCTGTTACAAATTTCTTGTACCCCTGCGCCGCTCCGCAGCATGGGCTATACTCATAAATCGGCTTACGCATGAAAGTATTTTCTGCTACTTTCTTGGAATACCGAATAATACCCAAAATATTAAAATCTGTCTTTTGTTCCAGCCACTCTACGCCTGCTGCCTCGCCGTCTGTGTTCTGGTATGACGTAATCAGTACGCCTGCCAGCTTTAATGTCTGGTTAAACGCCTTTGCGTCCTCTATCTGCTCTGTCACAATGTCCAGCCCCTCTAAAGCGTCCTCGTCCACCTTTACGGGTACTATTACCTCGTCCGTGATTGCCAGCGCATTTACAACATTAAGCCCAATATCCGGCGGGTTATCAATGATGCAGTAATCATACGCCCGCTCTGTTTCTATGTAGTCAAATTTTGCATGCCCGAACCCCAGCACTTTCGCTGTTACCAGCGCTTTGTATCTCTCTATCTGGTTTTCGCTGTCCTCTTTGGTTAAATTCCATGTAGCCCCAAATAGTGACATATTCGCCGTTACAATGTCGATACCCTCATACTCCGTATGCTGTATCAGCTCGTCTGCGTTTTCCCAGTCCCCAGCCAGTAGCCTTGTGGCTGGTGCTACGTTCTCTGCATCATATCTGCTGTACGCCTTGCTTAAGTTTCCCTGCTTATCGTTGTCAATCAGCAGCACCTTATAACCTCGCCTGTAAAGCTCATACGCCATGTTTGCCGCTGTAAAAGTCTTGGCTACGCCGCCCTTTAAGTTCAAAATGCTTATTGTTTTCATTCTTTGCCTCTCTTTCCTGCGTCGCCTCTAACGCATGGTTACTGTTTCCTGCTCTTTTGTAAGCTCGTCTGAATGTAATAAATACTGCTCTATCAGCTGCGCTGCTGGCTGCCAGCCGTAGCAGACGTCTGTATAATAGCCCTGCTGCCGCAGATACTCTAATCACTCTTTCTGTTTCTTGGTCGTCGTGTTCTCGCCTGCCTTAAGCTCTATGTAAAGCCCATGATACCCAGCCCTTGCAGCTGGTAGCATAATATCCGGCACGCCAGCCTTTACGCCCTGCCTCTTAAGCACCGCTGCTGTTGCTTTATCACGTTTGCCGCCGTTTGGCACATGATACATATATTGCAGTTCCGGCATAATCTCTGTTCTGTATGCAGCCCAGCTAAATAATGCCTCTTGATGCCCGCTTTCGTCGTCCAGTCTAAAGTTTCTCATTTTCTCGCCTCGCTCTCTGCTTAAATTCTACATACTGGCAAATTCTGAAAAGCAGCCCGTCCTTATGCGGCTTGCTGTTCTCTATCGCCAAAAGCGTTATTGTTTCCTCGCTTTGTAGTCCTGCATTTCCCAGTACGTCCCAGCGGCATATATCGTAGTATCTGCACCGCAGGCAGCAGCGCTTACAGTCCTTGTCTTTCTGGAATAACCAGTATTTAATTTTTTCTATCATGTTTTCTGCCCTTTCTGCTGCCGCTGTCTTTCCAGCTCTCCTGCTGTTCAAAAATAGCCGCCGCAATTCTAAACGCCAGATATGCTGCCACAATCAGTGCCAGCAGTCCGGCTATTATCAACACTGCTGCAATGGCAATGCCCTTGATTATCTGCATTTCAGCCCCCCCTATCTGTTATTTTTACTAAGGTGTATCTTAAATACCCATAGCCGTAATACTCTGGGCTGTGTACCCCCATGCTTACGCTGTTCTTGTCCACGTAATAGCCCTTTATTGCTTTTGGCTCTTTCTTGAAATACTCACGGTCTGAAATTATGTGATACTCTGGCTCTGGTCTTACTAAATTCTTACTGCAATTCCAGCGCTTACCCTGTAATGCTCCGTCAGTACCCTTTTTATGCGTTCCTGTGTACTTGATTAAATAACTTGCCAGCTCCGCATAGTTGCCGCTGTCGTCCAGCGGGAATACCTTAACCCTGTTATGCCCCTCGTATGCCTTATACCAGCAGCGCTGTAAAATCTCTGTGTCAATTTTATTTACTACAAGATGGTGATGCCTCGCACCTTTCTTGCCTATCTCCATAACGTGTATGTATTTGAACTCTAACCCTGCTTTTCTGTACTCCTTTCTGCACTCCCTCAAAAATACGTCTATGTCCTGCCGCATCTGCTCCGGCGTTCTGTCCGGCTCTCCTTTCCTGCGGATATAGTCAAGCACTAAATGGTAGTCCCCATAGCCATAGTTTGCATTTATGAGTATCCTTAACTTTCTCTCTGCCTGTCTGGTGTTTACTTTCTCCTGCTCTTCTTTTGTTGGCTTTACTTTATCCCCTCTGCTGATACCTTTCTTTTTGTATCTGCTGGTAAAGTACCTCTCTATCTCTATCGTATTTCCCGCTTTTGTTACCCTCTCTACGTATGGCATATATCTACCTCTCTGTCGGTTCGTTAATACTTTTATCAAGTGTTAAAACGGGCTGCCTGCCCGTTAAATTTCTTGACTTTACGCCATACATAGCTTATAATTTTTATAGTATTTCAAAGCTGTATAGCTTAGCGCCTATGGTGTTTCCCCACCGTAGGCGCTTTTATTTTTTCATGTTTCCTGCCGCTCTCTTATGCGGCTTAAGGCATACTCATAAGCCCGTCTATATGCAGCTGTGCAAGTGTTGGCGGTACAGCAGTTCTCATACCCCATAAGGCTACATAATCTACGCTCGTAACAATGCTTGCACTCATGCAGCTTTGCGTAGTCGCTCGCTGCCCGCTCCTGCCGCTTTTCCTCATATCGCATATATGCTTTAATCTGGCTCGCATCTATAACCGCAATTCCCAGCGTATTTGCTGTATGTATTTCTCTGTCCATTCCCTCTGTTATGCCGTATTTCACGCCCGCAATAACAAAATCGCAGCCTTTCAGCAGCTCAAGCCCAGCAGCCATGCCCCTTGCCCGCTCTTCCGGCTTTTTATCGTCCATGCACTGCGTCATATATAAATGCGGCGTAATGGGTGCTAAGCCTGCCTCTAATGCCTGCCGTGTCAGCTGCTGCGCATAATCTATGTTTCTGTCCAGCTCTGCGCCGTCTTTCGCCCTGTATGGGCTGCATATATAAACCTTTCTCATGCTTTGCCTGCCTCTCCTGTTTCTTTCTCAATTCTCTTGCTTTCAATTTCTGCCAGTTCCTCTGCCATGTGCATAACGTCGTCTGTACTCTTTTCTGTCAGAAAACCGCAATGCTTACAGCAAGCGCCCCAGCCGTAAACCATGCTTAATAACTGCTCTAATTCCCGCTCGGTTTTCATTTCCTTTAAGCCGAAAATAAGGCTTACCAGTCCTGTTACTGCGTGCTGTCCCAATTCTCCACCGCCGCCCTGTATCGGTATCTCGATACGGTGCGCCTTTACTTCTCCCTTGCTATTCATTTCTACTTTTACTCTCATTTCTTGCCTCTTCCTTTCTTCTAATCAGCCGTACCGATACCTCATAAGCTGTGCGCTGTTCTCTTTCTCCTGTGGCTGTATCAAGCACCTTTTCATACTGGCGGCTCTGATACCGTCCCAGCAGCTCTACAGTGTCGCCCTGCTGCCACTGCGCCGCCTCGTCTGCCTGTTCCTGCCAGCAGATGCACGGTAAAAAGCAGCTGCCGCCTGTAAGCTCATTTCTTACCTTTACCGTAATATCAGTAATGCGCTTGCCTCTCGGTGTTTCTCTGTATGTTGGCTTATTCGCTATAACGCCTCTTACTGCTGTCTCGTCCTGCTCTACTGCCTTTTCCGATACCGCCACAAAATCTGCCAGAATATATACCAGCAGTCTACCGCTCTGGAAGTCCTTAAGCGTCTGCACCTTACCTGTCAGTAAAAGCCTGCTGCCCTCTACAAATTCCTGCATAACGTCAAATTCTATGCCGTTGCAAGCCCTGTATGGTACGTCCTCTGCAAATACTACCGTTACCTCGTCCGGCACGCCGCTTGGTCTTACCGTTTCCAACTTTGCCATATAACCGCAAAACGGCAGCCCGCATAGCTGCTTAATTTCCTTAATCTGTGTAAGCGTTCCTACCAGTCCCGCTGCATTTCCCTTGATACCGCCACCTGTAAGCTCGTCCATGATTGCAGTATCTAAATCCCGTAAAAAATCCGGCTTTTTCTTTGTCATACTTCCTGCCCTTTCCTTTCTTATATGTAAATGGTGTAGTAAAGCGACATCTGCAAATCACTAAACTTATACTGTGCTGTCTGGTCTGGCTCTAATGGTTTCAAAAGTCCCAGCTCTTTCCAGCGTCTGTGCGTTATCTCCGGCACTGCCCTAAACTTCTTTACCTCATGCTCGCTGTATTTTCGGTATTCCTCGCTTATCTCATGGTCTGCAAACGGTTTGAACGCTGCCAGATACCCTACGTAAACCTCTGCTTTTCCCTCGATAATGCGCAGGCGGTCTGAACTCTCCAGCGTGCCTATAAATTCCTCTACTGTCACTGTCTGCCTCTCCTATTTCTCCGGCATTTCGTACAGCCTCGGTATTACTGCTGCAAACGGCTGTACGTCCATGCCGCCCCTTACTATAGCTGCACCGCCAGCCGTAAACAGATAGCTTACGCACGCTTTCTGTATCTCGTCCAGAACCTCTAAGCAGCGCTCTTTTGTGGCATACTCTCCGATTTCCTCTAAACACCCGTCACTTATGCAAATTACGTGGCGCTTTTTGTCTGCCTCTGCGCCGCCTCTCTTTTTCTTTACGTCCTCATACTCTCCGTACTCTACGCAGGCGTAATTACCGCCCAGTCTATACAGCTTTTCTTTATTCTGGCTGCGTATATATACCTCGCTCATTGCCTTTATCTCCTTGCCTCTAAGTTTTCCATTTCAGAAATGCAGTTTGACGGTATCAGCTCATAAGCTGCCGCCTCTATTTCTGTAAGCGCCTCTTTGTACTCAATGTATCCCCACGCCTGCCGTGCTATCTCTGGTACGTTCTGCCGTTCCTCAAAATTTTCTATATGTAAAATCTCGTTTCCCTGCGGCTTTGGAAATGTCCCCAGTGATAACGGGCGTAAAGGGCTGTAATATCTGTGGCTCATTCTCCCGCCCCGCTTTCCTCTTTATGTTCTTGGTAGCCCTCTAAATAGCCTAATGCCTCTACGTCAATTTCCTTGCCGTCCTTACCGTCGCTGTTTATCCGAATTTTGCCGTAGTAGGAATAAATACAGCAGCCGTCATAGTCGTATACTCTTATACTGCCCTCTGTGGCTGCCTCTGGTGTTTCAATAACCAGCGGCTCTGCCTGCTGCATCTGCGCTGCTACCTGTTCGTCTGTTACTGGCTCGCTGTTCTTTCCTCTGTACCAGATAGCCAGCATAAACAAAATGATTGCCAGCACGCCTGCCGCTATAACGGCTGCGCACTGTATCAGTTTCTTAACTGCCTGTCGTTTTCGTTTTCTCATTTCCCGCCTCGCTTTCCTCTATCATTGCAGCCCTGCTACGCCGTTCTATCCCCGTAGCCATAAACGCTATTTTCATATCTCTTTCGTTAAATTCGTCGTAGTCTCCTACTGGTGCATCTTCTGGGAAAATCTTCTGTGCCTGTATGAAAGCGTCCATAAATGTACTTAATTCCTCATAAAATACGTTTCTGTAAAATTCAAACTCTAACTCTATTTCGATTTTCTGCGCTTTCGTGCAATATATGCCGATTTTCTGCCGCCGTCCGTATGGCTTGTATGCTGTTCTGTCAGATTTAGCACCCATGACCTTATACATACACTGCCGCAGCAGTTTTATTTCGTGCTTTCCGTTGTAGGAAAATATCGTATATTCATACTCTTCCTTTTGCAGTTCGTCTAAGGAATTTATACCGTTATCCTTAAGCAGCTTTGCAAGTTTCTTTTGCGCTGTCGTTTTCTCGCCGCCTACGCCCCGCTCTGCCAGCGCTTGCAGCTTTTTAATACGCTGTATTGTTTTTTCGTCCATGTATTGCCCTCTCTTCTGTAGCAAAATAGTAGTTGTCTACTATCAGCATTTTTTTACTGAAAAGGCACATAAGCCCCAGCGGTACGGTAATAACCGCTATTGTTATGTCGCCCTCTGTCGCCCATGCCGCCAGCACGGTAACTGCCAGCATTGCAAGCCCGTAGGCTTTCTGCTTAATGAAATACCAGCGGCAGGCTTTCTTTGCCTGCTCCCGCTGCCGCCTCTGCTCTTTTTTCTTTCGCATATCTGCTATGGCATCTGCATAGCCTCTCTGGTATGCGTCCTCTACTATCAATGCCTCTGCTGCCATTCTCTGCCTCTCTTCCTTTCGGCGGCGCTCTCTGTCTTTCCATGTGTGCCGCTCTCCTGTTCTGGCGTTTGGTTTTACCGTGCGGGCTGCTTTTCGCATTAAAAAGCAGCTGAAAACCTGTTGACCGTCCACATACTTTCTGGCTGGTATGACCGCCGCTATTTTTCCACGGTATACAGATTGCAGCTATTAGCCTGCTGCCCTCTGCCGCAGGCTCGCCATGCCTGCTACACAATGTGCCGTGTGGGACTTGAACCCACGACTTGCCGCTTATGAGGCGGCTGCTCTAACCAACTGAACTAACGGCACTCGTGGCGGCTGCTGCCGCCTACTCATTAAATAAAAAGCCTTTTTCTATTAAAAACCTTATCCAGTCGCAGCCCGTTACGTCGTCCCGCTCAATGAATTTGTAAAAGCTCTCTGCGTCCTCTATTCCGTATTTCTTCAAAATGTTTCTTGCGTTCTTTGCTGCTGGCGTAGTAAAAACATTCTCTGCGTAAAATGTAGCCTCTATAGTCCCGTAGCTGTTCTTTCCTGCTGGTGTTCTCATTTCCACTACGACTACATTCTTTTTGCTTTTTCTTCCTACGCCCTTTCTTATTACTACTGCCTCACTGAATAACCAGCCATTCCAGCCGCTACGCATAGGTGCAAACTGTGTGCGTGGCACTTCTACTAAATCGCCTGCCTGCAATTTGTTAAAATCTACTTTTTTCATGTGTCTTACCTCTCTTTTGTTATTCTTGTTTATAACGCCTGCTGCCCTGCTGCTGCCGTGTAGGTTTTCAGTGTGGCGTTGCAGCGTTTGAACTCTCTATAAATTGTGTCCCTATGCGTTCCCAGTGCCTCTGCAATATCACTTACACTGCTGCCCTGCTTACTCATAGCCTCTATGGTCTGCCTGTCCTCATAATGCAGACGCTTATACTTTCGTTTCGCCATGTTCTATGCTCCTTTCCGTCCTCATTCGCTTTTTATGGTAAAAAAAATAAGCGTGTCAGAGTTTTTACACTCTGCACGCTCTTCTTTTCTGCTGTTTCCTATAAAAAAAGAAAATCGGCAGAGGCTTTATAACCTCTTGTCGATTTTCATTCTAAAACTTATCTTTAAAAATGTCAACATTAAATTCGACATTTTTTCATGTTTTTATCGTTTTGCCGTTTTGCACAATAC